CAGCAATCAAGATTTCTGAAGAACTACTCAATGACAGCGTATTTGACCTGCCGTCCTACATTGCAAAAGAGTTTGCACGCCGTATTGGTGCGAAGGAAGAAGAGGCTTTCTTCGTTGGTGACGGTAAGGGAAAACCGACCGGCATTTTCAACGCAACAGGCGGTGCAGAAGACGGCACTTCCACCACAGGTGCAAGCATTACATTTGATGATGTGATGGAACTCTTCTATTCTCTCAGAAGTCCGTACCGCAAGAAAGCTGTATGGGTGCTCAACGATTCCACGGTTAAGGCACTTCGAAAGTTGAAGGACAACACAGGAAACTACATTTGGAGTCCGTCCGTGCAGGCAGGTGTACCGGACACCATTCTCAATCGTCCTTACAAGACATCCAGCTATGTACCGGAAATCAAGGCAGGCAACAAGTGCATGGCATTCGGTGACTTTAGCTATTACTGGGTAGCTGACAGACAGGGACGCTCTTTCAAGAGACTGAATGAGCTCTTTGCTATGACCGGACAGGTTGGTTTTCTTGCAAGTCAGCGTTTGGATGGCAAGTTGATTCTTCCGGAAGCTGTTAAGACACTTACTATCAAGAAAGCGTGATGCTATGATTACGCTGAAAGAAGCGAAAAACTATCTGAGAGTGGATTATGAGGAGGACGATAGTCTGATTCAGAATCTGCTTTCTACAGCAAAAAATTTGGTGATGGACGTTGGCAGAATGGACGAATCAGCACTTGCTGAAAATGAAGATACCGTGCGGACAGCGATGCTTTTCGCACTTGGGTATCTTTATGAAAACAGGAGTAATCCTGATTATCAAAAGCTAACGTTGAATCTCAGGTCGATTTTATTTGCACAGAGAGAGGGCGTGATGTAATGGAAATTGGAACTTTGAATCAGAGAATCACTATTTTGGAGCATCGAACTGTTATTGATGAAATCGGAAACCACATCACAAAATGGGAAGAAACATTTTCTCTGTGGGCAAAGGTAACTGTGAAAACAGCAAGTGAAACCACCGATGCAGGAGTTACCAAAGAGGTACAAAAGCTTGAATTTCTTGTCCGTCAAAGTCCCGCAACGATGAATATCAACAGCACCAATTTCCGTATTCTTTTCAGGAATAACATTTACAATGTCACCGGAATTACTCCTTTATACGACCACCACAACTACATGAAAATCGAGGGTGAGATAAGAAAGGCAGGTGCTCCCGATGACTTCAATTGATGTAATGGCTGATGAGATTATGAAAGGTCTGACGGAATATGCAGACCTTGCAGATACCGCCATGAAAAAGGCGGTTAGAAAAACTGCAAAATCTGTAAAAGATGAAATATCTGCAAACGCTCCCAAGCGAACAGGTGCATATGCTAAAAGCTGGACTGCCAAAAAGACAAAGGAAAACAGCCATTCTCTTGAAATGACCGTTCATTCTAAAAACAGATATCAGCTGGCACACCTTTTGGAAAAGGGGCACGCCAAGCGTGGCGGAGGTCGGGTATCCGGCAAACCGCACATTGCTCCTGCGGAAGAAAAAGGTGTACAGCTTTTTGAGAAACTTATAGAGGAGGCGTTGTCATGACCTACGAACAGATCGCAGAGATGATGGAGGAAATGGGACTGCCTTTTGCCTATCATCATTTTGCAGAGGGCGAAAGCCCTGCACCGCCTTTTCTTATTTTTCTTTCACCTGGAGAAAATACATTTTCTGCGGATAATCAAATGTATTTCAGTTTTAAGAAACTGGATATTGAACTTTATACAGACGTTAAGAATCCTGAACTTGAAAGACAAGTTGAACAGGTTTTGAAACGTCATAATATCTATTACACAAAATCAGAAGTATGGATAGAGTCGGAAAGGCTCTATGAAGTGCTTTATGAAACGGAGGTATAACCTATGGCAAACAAGAAAAACAAGGTTAAATTCGGTTTGCAGAATGTCTACTGGGCAAAAATCAATGAATGGGGTGAAGACCCTGACGGCAACAAGACCGTTCCTGCATATGGTCCGTCAAAACATCTCCCCGGTGCTGTATCGCTTTCTATTGACGCAAACGGCGAGGCAGAGAACTTTTTTGCGGACAACGGCGTTTATTATGTCATTAACAACAATGCAGGATATACAGGTGACCTTGAAATTGCCCTTATCACAACAGAATTTGCAACTGAAGTCTTAGGAGAAATCCTTGATAATAACAGTGTTCTGGTGGAAAAGAATGACACGGAACTTGCACAGTTTGCATTGATGTTTGAATTTCTGGGTGACAAGCACCATATCCGTCATGTGATGTATTGTTGCAGTGCGTCACGTCCTGCGACAGAATCTGCAACCACTGAGGAAAGTACAGAAGTTAAGACTGAAAAGCTGTCGCTGAAAGCTACTCCTTTACCGACAGGTCTTGTGAAGTCGAAAACTACTGAAAGCACCACAGATGCGGTGTACAATAATTGGTTTAAAATGCCATATAATCCTGATACGACAGTTAAGTCTTCTGCGAAGTCATCTTAAGGAGGTATTACTATGGCTATTCAGAAAAATATTACAATTGACGGTATTTCCGTTCCTTTCAAGGCAAGTGCTGCTGTACCTCGTTTGTATCGTTTGAAATTCAGACGTGACATTTATAAGGACTTTGCATCACTGAAAACTGAAGTCACTGAGGGTGATGAAAACAAAAGTGAAATCGGTATTGAAAGTCTTGAAGTCTTTGAAAATATCGCCTACATCATGGCAAAACACGCTGACTCCAATGTTCCTGACAACCCCGATGATTTCCTGGAACAGTTCAACACATTCAGCATTTATGAAATTCTTCCGCAGCTGATTGAACTGTGGGGACTGAACACCGCAACGCAGGTAGAGTCTAAAAAAAACATCGCCAGACTGACCGCCCGATGACAACTCCGCTTTTTCTCCTGAGATGCAAACAGCTCGGTCTTTCTATGACCGAGCTGGATTTGCTGACGATTGGACTGATCAATGATATGTTTACGGAACGTGAAAATGATGAGTATTCAGGGTGGAATGAGGTTGCTGGACAGGCGGATTTTGATGCGTTTTGAATTAACAAATGTGTGCTTGTAACCAAGCTAATAACTGTTCAGAAGATATTTCTCCGGCAGCTACACCAAGAATCAACCGTGTTAATTCTTCATCTTCATAATCAACATCAATTTCATTTAACATTAGAAAAATAAGCATTACATGAGTTCCGATTCTCTTGTTCCCATCAACAAATGCGTGATTTTTAATTAAACTGTATCCTAACTGTGCTGCCTTATCAATTATTGTAGGATACAATTCTATTCCTGCAAATGTTTGAAACGGAGCATTCAATGCCGATTCCAGCAAACCTTCATCACGTATTTCAGGTGAACCTCCTGACTGAGCAATGACATCTTGATGAAGCAGTATTACTTGTTGTTTTGTCAGACGAATCATTTCGCAAGCTCCTTATATACAGCAGCATTTCGTTTTAATAACTTTTTGGAAATGTCAAGAACATCTTCATCAGATGCAGTTTCATCTGTTTCAGCATCATCAAATACCCGTATTTCATAGCGTGGTTTATTGTTCTTAAAGATGATTGCTGTTCCATATTGGTCAACCGTTCTGGCAACCATAGAAAAATTCTGGTTTGCTTCGGTCATAGAAAAAATTGTGTTTGTATCAATGTTCATACGAACACCCCCTTTGTATTTATTATATCATAAAGTTAGGATAAATTCAACCTATTTTTCAAAAAAAGTGAGGTGAAACCACAGTGGCAAACAGAATCAAGGGCATCACCGTTGAGATCGGCGGTGATACGACCAAGCTGTCCAAAGCTTTAGAGGGTGTAAACAAGAACATTAAAAACACCCAGTCACAGCTGAAAGATGTAGAGAAACTCCTGAAACTTGACCCAAAGAATACAGAATTGCTTTCACAGAAACAAAAACTTCTTGCCGACAGTATTTCTGCTACAAAAGATAAACTTGCAACACTGAAAACAGCCGCAGAACAGGCAAACACTGCTCTTGCAAATGGCGACATCACACAACAGCAGTATGATGCCTTACAGCGTGAGATTGTCGAAACAGAAAACGAACTGAAAAGACTTGAAGCAGAAGCCAAAAATGCAAATTCTGAACTTGCTAAAATCGGTGAGGCAGGACAGGTTTTGCAGAATGTTGGCGATAAAATTTCAGGTGCAGGTGAAAAACTTCTGCCTGTTACCGCAGGTGTGACGGCTCTTGGAACTGCTGCTGTGAAAACCGCCTCCGACTTTGATTCTGCAATGTCTAAGGTTGCCGCTGTTTCCGGTGCTACCGGTGATGACTTGCAGGCTTTGCGTGATAAAGCCCGTGAAATGGGCAGTAAGACAAAGTTTTCCGCAAGTGAAGCAGCCGAAGCCATGAACTATATGGCGATGGCAGGTTGGAAAACAAATGATATGCTGTCAGGTATTGACGGCATTATGAACCTTGCTGCTGCATCAGGCGAAGATCTTGCCACAACATCGGATATTGTCACAGATGCACTCACTGCATTTGGACTGACAGCACAGGGTAGCGGTCATTTTGCTGATGTGCTTGCGGCTGCAAGTTCTAACGCAAATACCAATGTATCTATGCTTGGTGAGTCATTCAAATACTGTGCTCCGATTGCAGGTGCTTTGGGATTCTCCTGTGAAGATACCGCTGAGGCACTGGGTTTAATGGCGAATGCAGGTATCAAGTCCACGCAGTCGGGAACTTCCATGCGTTCCATTATGACTGCCCTTTCCGGCGATGTGAAATTCTGCTCTGCCGCCTTTGGAGAAATGGAGATCGCAACTTCCAATTCAGACGGTTCAATGCGAAGTTTATCTGATATTTTAGCGGATTGCAGAGTAGCATTCGACCAGATGTCAGAATCCGAAAAAGCAAGTGCCGCAGAAACTCTTGTGGGCAAAAATGCCATGTCGGGATTTCTTGCTCTGATGAATGCCGCACCTGCGGATATTGATAAGCTTTCAAGTGCAATTGCCAACTGTGACGGTACATCTCTTTCTATGGCAGAAACCATGCAGGACAATCTTGCAGGACAGCTTACCATTCTGAAGTCACAGCTTGAGGAACTGGCTATCTCTTTTGGCGAGATTCTGATGCCTGTTATTCGTGACATCATTACCAAAATACAGGGATTTGTGGACAAACTGAATGCCCTTGACCCTGCAACAAAACAGACCATTATCAAAATTGGATTGATGGCTGCGGCTTTAGGTCCGCTTTTGATTGTGGTGGGTAAAACGCTTTCTTCTATCGGAAGTATGATGACATTCATTTCAAAAATTCCGACAATGATTGCGGGTGCTAAGACTGCATTTTCAACGCTTGGTGCTGCAATTGGCGGTATTTCTGCACCCGTGGTGGCTGTCGTTGCAGTTATAGCTGTACTTATTGCAGCATTTGTAAATCTATGGAACACCAATGAGGACTTCAAAAACAGCATTCTTTCCATCTGGGAACAGATAAAGTCTACCTTTGAACGTCTGACATCCGGAATCGTTGACAGAGTGAATGCATTGGGCTTTAACTTTCAGAGTTTCGGCGATATGCTGAAATCTCTGTGGAACGGTTTGTGCAGTGTGCTTGCCCCTGTATTTGAGGGTGTATTTCAGCATATCTCGGATATTTTCACCTTTGTGACGGATACCATTCTGAGCGTGCTTGATGTATTTATTGGCTTATTTTCAGGAAACTGGGAACAGTGCTGGAATGGTATCAAGGGCATTTTTACAGGTATCTGGAACTTTGTAGTCAACCAGTTCAGCAATATTCTGAACACGCTGAGAGGTGTGGCAGATGTATTTCTCGGGTGGTTCGGTACTTCCTGGAATGAAGTGTGGACGAGTATAAAAGACTTCTTCGTTGGAATCTGGAACAGCATTTGTTCCGCTTTTCAGGCTGTTGCTGACTTTTTCACAAATATCTGGAATGCAATATCAGCGTTCTTTACAACGATAGCGACTGCGATCTATACCACAGCAGTCACGATTTTTACTTCAGTATATGATTTCTTCGCAGGAATCCTGACCAGTATTCACGACTTTTTTGCCAACATTTTCAATGCAATATGGACGGTTATTTCAACTGTCTGCACCACTATTTACGACACGATTTCAAGTATCTGGAATGCGATTTACAGCTTCATTTCTCCGCTTTTAGAGGCGTTCCAATATCTGTTTGAAACGATTTTTCAGGCGATCCACATTATCATCAGCAACGTGATGGATTGGATCTCGGAAAAAATACAGACCATCTGGAATGCGATCGTTGCCTTTCTCACGCCGTTGCTTGAGGGCATCAAAACGTTCTTTGAAACGGTCTGGAACGCTATTTATATCACGATTTCAACGGTTTTAAGCACCATTTCAAGCGTGATTTCTACCGTCTGGACTGCAATTTCAGGTTTCATTTCCGGTGCAATGAACACGATTCATTCTATTATTTCGAGTGTGTGGAACACCATCAGCGGTGCTGTTTCAAGCGTGGTAAACGCTATCCGAAATACTGTATCTTCCGTCTGGAACAGCATTTCTTCCACAATTTCATCGGTGATGAATACAATTCATTCGACTGTGACAAACATCTGGAACAATGTGAAATCTTCTGTTGCAAGTGTCATCAGCGGCATTTACTCCACGATTAAAGGCGGATTTGACAATGCGGTGAACTATGTCAAAGGGCTTGCATCAGATGCGTGGAACTGGGGACGGGATATTGTTTCCAACATCATTGATGGCTTGAGAAGTATGATCGGCAGTCTTGCTGACAGCGTATCAAATATTGCCGATACGATCCGCAGTTATCTGCATTTTTCTGTCCCTGACGTAGGACCGCTGACAGATTTTGAAAGCTGGATGCCGGACTTCATGAACGGCTTGGCAGACGGCATCAATAAAAGCAAAAAGGTCGTAGCAAAGGCGGTTTCGGGCGTTGCGGATACCATGAAACTTTCGCTCAATTCCGAGCAAAACTACAACCTTGACGGCATGACGGGGGCAATGATGAACGGCACTTCTGAAAATTCGGTGGTCAACAATTACTATCAAAACGACAACAGCCGCACAGTGAATCAGACCAACAATAGCCCGAAATCACTGTCACGGCTGGAGATTTATAGACTTACGAAGAATGCGGTGAAACAGTAATGGGGCGGAGTTTCTGCCCTGCAAACTGGAATTTGACGCTCTATTAATGCTATTAAACCCAATCAATAGCATTCTTTACAAGTTTGACAAATGGTTCA